AAAGGCGGCCCGCGAACAAAATTACGCCGATTGGCGCTATTGGCGTTAATTGCAATTCAGGCATACTATGATTAACCCGATTCACATTTACAGGTGGAATTATGATACCCCTACCCGATCCCGATTCAGTTAAAAAAGAAGCCGTTGAAAAAGAAACCGCCGAAATACCGTACGATAAACTGGGGCCGCACGTTCCCAAGCCAGCGCCGTTGATTGATGCCTACGTGGTGCCTACCGGGTTAATGAGCGGCGTGATTGATGCGCTGCGCGAAGCGCCGCACCGGTACGCCGACCCCATTTTAGGTGCGCTGCGGCGGTTACCCGTGCACAAGGTTCCTCTTAGTTCCGACGGTTCGTAGGGGTTTACGCATGAAAACTAAACTCATAATCCTGATGGTGCTCATTGCACTACAGGCGTATTTAAACCCGGCGCAAGCTCGCAAGGGCCACGACCACGACCATGACGACGGCGACACGATCACCACCAACAACACCACGACCAACAACAGCGGCGGCGGGTCGAGCAACGACGTAAAAACCGCCGGGGTAGCGATCGCGGCGGCGGCGGGTACTTGCGTACGTGATTGGTCGCAAGGGATGCAATACTGCGCCTCGTGGGCCATGGTCGACGGTGACGATTACAACAGGGCCGTGCACGCTTTCGGCGGCGGGGTGACGACGCGTGTTGACAAATTCGCGCTGAGTTTCTACGGTGGTATCGAGGATTTGGATAAAGACGACAAGACGTACATGCTCACCGGGTCGATTAACTGGCGATGACAATACGCGACAAACATCAGGCTTTAGCGTCTAAATATCATTGGCTGATCACGCCACTCGGGACAATTTTGCTCGGGTATCTTGGCGTCGGCGAATATGATAAGTACGAAGCCCGACAGGCCGCAGCCGCCGCCCCGGCACCGATCACGATCACGGTCGAGGCGAGTGATTCCACGGCGGCCGTACTGGCGCACCCGCACCCGTATGCGGGCACCAACCACGGCAGCCACCTAACGAGAGACACGGTACAGGCCATGCTCGACAAGGCCGTAGCGGGCCACCAATTAAGTAACCAATACCACGAGTTTAGCCAATGAGCGATTTTCAATACGGCACCGTGTCTTTAAAAAGGCTAGAAACCTGCCATACCGCTTTGATGTACGTGGCGGTGGATGCACTCAAACTCAGCCCCTACGACATTACGATCGTACATGGCTGGCGCGGTGAAGATATACAAAACGCGCTTTTCGATTCCAATGCCAGCGGGAAACGTTGGCCGGATTCAAAGCACAACAATCTCGGCGGTGACGGTCAGTCGCAAAGTGAGGCGATCGACTTTGCGCCGTGGGTAGGCGGTAGCGTTCCTTGGGACGATACGCATATCTTTGCCGTTATCGCCGGGTCATTTTTTGCCGCCGCCGCCGACCATGGCGTTATCCTGCGATGGGGCGGCGATTGGGACGGCGACGGGTCGACGAAAGATCAAAAACTCATGGATTGGGGCCATGTCGAAATCATACTCTAAATACGATCTGAGCCGGTTCGCGCTTCGCGATCGTAGCGACTTCGAGACTTGCGCGCGTACGGCACCTTGGGGTTTGGGTAAGTGGCCGGAATTTGCCGAACTACTCGATGCGATGCGCGAGTGCATTCCGGTCAAAGGCAAAAAGGATTGGATCAAAGATATTCACGTGATCGTCGAGAAAGGCGAGCAAATCAAACCGCACGCGCACGTCGGCGAATGGACGGCGATATTTTACGTCGATCCGGGCGATCCGCCTTGCGCGATTATTGTCGACGGCACGCGCATCGTGCCGAAGCCCGGCGATTGTATTGTGCTGTCGCCGGGCATGACGCACGCCGTCGAAAAATCCAAGTCCGAGCGCACACGTATATCATTCGCAATGTTAGTGGAGGCAATCTAATGGGTATTGCAAGCTTTTTAGGATTCGGCGGCGAGGGCGCGGCGGCCCCGATCACGGCGGTTGGCAACGTACTCGACGCGCTGTTTACCAGTGACGAAGAACGCCTCGACAAAAATATCATAATGACGCGCCTTGCGCAGCAACCGAACCTTGCGCAAGTCGAGTTGAACAAAATCGAGGCGGGGCACCGGTCGCTATTCGTCGCCGGATGGCGGCCCGCGATCGGATGGGTTTGCGCGGTCGGCCTGTTTATGACGTTCATTATCAACCCGATTTTGCAATGGTACTCCGGTCAAGCAGGCCCGGCGCTGCCCGTCGATATTATGATGGAACTCGTTATAGCCATGCTCGGCTTGGGCGCGTTGCGCACGGTTGAAAAAATGAACGGGAAGGCAAAGTAATCGAAAATGAACTCATTATCGCCGTAGTCGTTGCCATCGTTACCGGGGCCGTGTCAACGCTCGCCACGGTGACGGCGCTGCGGGTGCACATTACCTATTTGCGCGAGAGCATTGTTCGCATCGACTCCTCGATGACGCGGGCACATGCCCGCATCGACGAGGTAGAACACAGGGCAAACACACCCCCTTTAATCTGAGGATACAAACATGACAGATCACCACCGCAGTTCCCCGTACGAGCCTGAAATAGTGCCCGCCAAACCACCGAAGGCCGACACGCCGAAACCGGCAGCCAAGAAGAAACCGGCAGCCAAGAAGAAACCGGCGACTAAGAAAAAGGCAGCGGCTAAGAAAAAATGACAGCACGCAGCGACGCCGCACACGGCGGAGCGAAGTCTTTTAAGTCTCTGCCCCGTCAACTCGGGTTTCGAAGCCCGGAAGGTACGATTGTGCGCCCGCCCGTGCATGGCGGCGTCAAGTCGAGCTATACCGATGCGATTGCGCGTAAAATTTGTGCGCAAATAGCCGACGGTACGTCGTTGAAAAAAATATGCTCAAATCCGCGTATGCCGAGCCTGTCATCCATTAAAAAATGGCTACTGCAACCCGGTTTCGAAGCGTTTCGCGAAATGTACTACTACTCGCGGCGCGTCGCGGCCGAATTGCTAATGGACGAAGTTATTGAAATCGCCGACGACTCCGCCGACGATTGGATCGAGACATTCGACAAAAACGGCAAGGCGAACGGATGGAAGCCCGATCACGAGGCAATCCAGCGCAGCCGTTTGAAGATCGATACGCGCAAATGGCTTGCCTCAAAACTTATCCCGCGTATATACGGCGAAAAGCTCGAAGTCGAACACGGCGTAACCGGCGATCTGGCGCGGCTACTTGAGAGCGCGACTAACAATGACTCCGGCTTACCACCGCCGATCGAGGGCAAGGTCATCAATGAAAAAGGATAAGCGGCTTTCTGATCCATGGTGGCGGCTGAATAACCTCTACTGGATAAAAGACAAGCAGGGCAACCGCGTCAAGTTCAAATGGAATTGGGCGCAGAAAGATTTGTACGAAAACATGTGGTACTTGAATCTTATCCTCAAGGCTCGCCAACTCGGCATGACCACCGCGATTCAAATTTTCATGCTCGATCGATGCCTGTTCAATGACCACATGAATGCGGGTGTCGTGGCGCACAATAAAGACGACGCGCAAAAGTTCTTCGCCGATAAAATCAAATTCGCGTACGACAATCTGCCCGACGATTTAAAGAACACGCTCAAGGCGACGAGTAGCACGGTTCGATCACTGGAATTTTCCAACGGCAGCCAGATATACGTCGGCACGTCCCTGCGTTCCGGCACCTACCAATACATACACGTTTCGGAGTTTGGCAAAATGTGCGCCAAGTTTCCCGAGAAAGCGAGCGAAGTAATCACCGGCACCTTGAACACCATCGCCGCCGGGCAAATGGCGTTTATCGAATCCACGGCCGAAGGCCCGTTTGGCGAGTTTTACGAAATGACTCGCACGGCCGAAGACTTGACCATGGCCGTCGACAACGAGCAAGCCTACTTTACAAAAATGGATTGGAAATTCTTTTTCTATCCATGGTGGAAGCACCCCGATTACATACTTGAGGAAAAGGTTGATATTCCGGTTAATCAGGCGACGTACTTTCAGCAGTTGCGCGAAGACGAAGACATAGACTTAACCCCGCATCAAAAAGCGTGGTACGTCAAAAAGGCGCACGAGCAAGGTGACTTGATGCGCCAAGAGTACCCGGCGACCCCGGCCGAAGCATTCGAGCGCGTCACTGAGCTGTCGATATACGGCAAGCAACTGCGCATCGCCCGGCGCGATAAACGCATCGGCCGACTGCCGATTGTGCGCGGCATCCCCGTCAATACCTTTTGGGATATCGGCCGGAATGACGAGAATGCGATCTGGTTTCACCAGCACGTCGAGCAACGTCACCATTTCATTTATTACACCGAGGGGCGGCTGCAAAACCTCGCGTACTACGTCGAACAGTTATTCGATTTGAAAGATCAATACCACTGGTTTTACGGTATGCATTACCTGCCGTTTGACGTTGACGTGACCGACATTTCGCAAACCGAGAACAAAAAGCGCATCGAGGTGCTACAGGATGCGGGCCTGCGCCCGACGACGGTCGTGCCGAAAGTTCGAATTTTAAACGACGGTATCGAAATGGTTCGCGACATTTTCGACCAGTGCTATTTCGACGAGGATGGATGCAAAGAGGGTTTGAAAGCCTTGCAGGGCTACGAATGGCAGTACGACGAAATGCACAAAACGACACGAAATACCGTGGCACCCGGCCGGGCTAAGAACGGTTCCGACGCTTTCAGGCAGTTTGCGCAAGGCTACCGGTCGTCGCGCAGCAAGTGGCTTGCGCAGGCTATCGCGGCGGGGCAGCAAGGCGGATCGGGTAGAAAATACGCCGAAACACGCGGCAGCCGCGACAAATTAACTAACCCGAATTACGATCATGTGGTATAAATGCGCGGGACGGGGGGTGCTAAATAGCACTTTAAATCGCTTCCGATTCAATTATGACTATTCAATTTAGAGGACGGGACAATGGCTAATTGGCTAAGTGAACGACTGAAAGACGTAATCAATTTCGACGGCATGATAGAATTCATAACCGCCGGTAAAACTTGCGATGCAAATCGGGACAACGGAAAAACTTTTATCCTGGCCGACGCAGCACCCGGCACTATCACGCTACCGGCGGTGACCAATGCCGGTTTTAAATGCACGGTGATCGTCGGTAGTGTCGGCATAACTGACGACGGTATACTGGCATCGGCCGAAGGCGACAACATGGAAGGTTCTCTTGTTGTTGCTGGCGCGGCCGTAACGGTTGACGCCGCCGATCAGATCAACTTTGTCGACACCGCCGAAAACATCGGCGATCGGGTTGACGTGATCAGCGACGGGGTTCTCTGGTATGTTTCCGGCGTAGGATTAACTTCGGGTAGTATCACCGCAACCGGCTAAACCTTTCAACTGATCTAATCGTCGCCCGCCGCCGGGCGGGCGACGATCATGTGGTGTAAATAATGGGAATACGAGGCGGCAAAGCATTCGGAACAACCGGCGGCACCGCGAATCGCGGTACGCAATCGTCGTTGCAAAAAGGCGGCGGGCACACGCGACAGGACAGCATACGGCGTCAATCAGGGCGTCACAATCTACAGGAAATGACCGAAAGCCAAGTTGTCGGCTTTCTCGGTCGCAAAATCTGGCAGGCAATGAACGACGAAGATGGTGACTTGTCGGACGTTCGCAAAGAAAATTTCAACTACTACATGGGTGCCGAGTACGGCGACGAGCGCGAAGGGTATTCGAAGTTTGTTACCCGTGAAGCATTCGAAACCGTCGAATGGGTGTTGCCGTCGGTACTGCGCGTATTCCTGTCGGGCGACAAGATCGTGGTGTTTGATCCGATCGGCCCCGAAGACGAAGATGCGGCCAAGCAGGAAACCGACATAACGAATCACTTCGTTATGAAGAAAAACAAAAACGGCGAAGGCGGCTTTCTGCCGTTGCATCACTGGATGAAAGATTGCCTGATGTACCCGAACGGGTATATCAAAGTTCATATGGAAGAAAAAACCGTTACCGATGTTGGCGTGTGCACGGGCTTGACCGATATCGGTTTGCAGATGATCGTCGACGACCCCGACGTTGAAATACTCGCGCAGCGCGAGCGTACCATTATGGTGCCGATGGCAAACCCCGTGGCAGCGCAGCCGCCCGAGATACCCGGCCAGATGCCCGGCGCGATGCCGAACATGGGCGGCGACCCTGCGCCTATGTCGCCCGGCGGTCAACCCAATACGAACGATCCACCGCACCAAGTACCACCGCAGCCGCCGAACGTCGAGCACATCGGCCCGAAAGAAGAACTCCAAGTTTTCGACCTCAAGATTCGGACAACCAAACAGGTCACGCAACTGCGCATCGATCCGGTACCGCCCGAAGAATGCCTCGTTGATAACGACTGCGTAACGCAGAATCTTGACGAGGCTGATTTCGTTTGCCATCGCACGCGCAAATCGTACACCTATCTTGTCGAGGAAGGTCACGACCCGGATGAACTCGATCAAGTGGGCTTGGGCGAAGATTACCAGTGGAACGACGAGCGCGTTAACCGCCTGTTTTACGAAGACGAAGACCCTGACGCCGAGGACGAAGACGACCCGAGTATGCGTACTTTCTGGGTGCACGAGTGCTACGCGTGGTTTGATTTTGACGGCACGGGCGTTGCACAGCATCGTAACGTGACGCTGATCGGCGATCGTGTCTTTGGCAACGAGGAAACGAATTACCAGCCAATGATCGCTATGTCGGCGATCCTGATGCAACACAAGCATAACGGCATGGGCTTTATCGAAGTCGTCAAGGATTTGCAGTTGCTTGGCTCGGTACTGACCCGGCAATTGCTCGACAATACCTACAAGCAGAATATCGGCAAAAAGGTGTTTAGCGAAGACGCACTCACCGAAGACGGCGCGACCATGGATGCCTTGCTCAATACGCAGGCCGAGTACATACCGGTACGCGGTGCCGCAATGAACGCTTTTGCACCCGAGCCGACAACTTCGATCATTGGCGAATTACTGCCCGTGATCCAGCACGTCAACGCGTCCCGCGCGGCGCGCACCGGCATAACGCCCGAGGCCGGGGTCGCACCGAACGATTTACAGGAAATCCGCCAAGAGGTATTCAGCAACGCCCTCGACCGGGCGTCGCAGCGTATCGAAATGCTTGTGCGTATCTTTGCCGAAACTGGCTACCGTCAGTTAATGTTGAAAACGCACCAACTATTACGCTCGCATTGGGACGTTGAAACCGCCATAAAACTACGCGGCGAATGGGTCGAGGTAGACCCGCAGGGTTGGCGCGATCGTACGGATATGACGATCAATGTTGGACTCGGTTTCAATACCAAACAGCAGCAAATGGGTATGCTCGTGCAATTGCTGTCGTTGCAAAAAGAGGCGGCAGGCCAAGGCATGGCGAATGGCGAGAAAGTGTACAACACGCTTGAAAAGCTCGTTAATGCGGCTGGCCTTGGCGACGTGCGGCAATCCTTTATTGACCCAGATTCGGACGAATTCGAGCCACCGGAACCACCCGAAGATGCGAATTTGATACTCGCCAAGGCGCAGGCTGAGGCACTGATCCGCGAACAGGATCGCCAAGATAAGGAAGCAGAAGGCAAGGCCATGGCCGAGCAAGCGAAAGCGCAGGCCGACGCCGATAAAGCGCAGGCCGAAGCGCAAAAATCGCAGGCCGAGGCTAAGGTCAAGGAAGTCGATCAACGTATTGCCGTGCGGCGCATGGCCCTCGATGAAATCAAAATGGAGAAAGACGGGATACTCGAAGAAGGCGAACTCGCCGCGAAGATCAAGAATACCGAAGCCGATACGCTCAAGAAACATGCCGACGCCGACAAGGCGATGGCCGAAGCGGCGGGCGTGATGATCGAGAACAGCGAGACATTTCAGAAAGCCTTAAACATTGTGTCGGAAGGTGCCGAGTTGAATGCGGGCGGTAAATTGTCCAAGCAACTCGACCCGCCGGATGACGATGACGACGACGAAGACGATGACAGCAAAACAGAAACTCGACCAAGCGATAGCGAACCGGAAACCTAAGCCGCAGCAGGCGGCCCGGTTTCCGAAGCCTGCGCCGATACCTGCGCCCAAGGTTTACGTCGAAACGGTGGAGTTTGCGCGCGCGCTCGATAAGGTCGAACAGACATTGCAAAGTGTGTTGCAGGCCATGGCCGCACACGACGCCCGGCTTGTACACACAACTGAGACTTTGACGAAGTTGTTAAAGCAAATCATCGATCAGGATATCAAAGTGGAAGTGCCCGAGATAAAGATACCGGCGCGGCCAACCAGTTTTAGCGTATTCGTAGACGACGGCGGCGAGCCGATCGAAATGCGGATACAAGCAGATTCGCTAAACTAGGCGAAAGGGCGTCGATGGGTTAAGCTGTCGGCGATTGTTGTTATTAACTAGATATCAGTGAGGTATCGTAATGCCAAAAGATCAAGGTGGTATGTACGGCGGGTCAACCAAGTCGGTAAATAAATCGGCTTATGGCAATGACCATGGCGGCAACTACGGCAAGAAGATTGGCGACAAGGGCAAGAAAAGCACGAACGGGAACAAGAAAACCCGTGTTGTTGCTGATCGCTATCTCTAAGCGTGGTTGACAAAAAGAACGCACACGTTAGGAAAGAAACTTCGAAGCGCCAATCGAACGAGGTTTTAGCTAACGAGGCAAAACGCCTGCTTACCGATCCCTCGTATGTACGCGGTTTCGATATAGTGCGTAATGGATTGATCCGGTCGCTTGAGGAATTCAAGCACGACGGGTCGCCCGAAGCCGACAATTGGGAGCGTGAAACATGCCGCGCGTTGCGTACGTTAATCGCAACAAGGCGTGCCATGTCCGCAGGCATCCAAGGTCAACAACTCCGCGAGGCGGGCTACCGTGCTCACGCCCCGGAGTCCGATGAATCTAAAGAGGGTTAGACAATGCCAGAAGCCAGTCAATCTCCTACGCCGTCAAACGGCAATACGGAAGGCACTGACTTGCGAAGTGCAGCCGCATCGATCGAGGGATTACTATCCGAAGACGATAGCGGGCGACTTAATGTAGGTAACGATCGAATTAGCCGGGCGCACCCGGATTATGACGAAACGAAACCGCATGACCAGCAAGTTAAACCCGAGCGCGATACCAAAGGGAAGTTTAAGAAAGCCGCGACTCCCGATGAGCAAGACCAAGTTGATCAAACTGCCGAAGCCGATCAACTAGCGGAAGGTGATGTTGAACACGAGGACACCGACGACCAACAGGCCGAAGGTGACACCAACGATCAACTAGCCGAATCAGCAAACCAAGAGGCCGAACAAAACGACGCAGAAACCGACGAATCTATCCGCACCGTCGCCGATATGGCGGGCGCTCTCGAAATGTCTGTCGATGAATTCCTTAACGGGATTACCGACACTTTCGGGGCAGCGGGCGAGGAAACGACGGTTACCCTGTCTGAATTGCGAGCGGGCTACCAAAAGGATGCAGATTACCGACGGCAAACCAGTGAACTAGCCGACCGACGCCGTGCCGCCGAAACCGATTACACAACTCGGATGACGCAGTACGACGATCAAAACCGATACTTGTCTGCGCACTTGAATGCGAGTGAGCAGTACTTTGCCGGTCAATTTGATGATCCGGGGTTAGCCGCCTTACGTCACAGCGATCCCGCTGAATGGAGTGCTCGACGTGAGGAAATAGGCGGACACCTGAATCAAATTCGACAAGCTCGCGACCATGCGACGCAGCAATACGGTGCGTTTCAGACTCAGCAATTACTTGACCTAAAAGCACGGGAAGGCGATGCCTTACAGCGAGCCATGCCCGACTTTACTCCGACTGTTCACGGTGAACAGGCGCGGAAGGTTATGGAAACTCTCGGCTACGCCCCGGCGGAAACCGCGAAGATTTTCGACCACCGCCTTGTACTCGCCGCGATCGAACTCGGCGCTTTGCGTACCGAAGTGGAAACACTGCGGGCCGAAAAGAGCCGGGCAAAGGATACGGTCAAGCGTGTCACTAAGGACATTCCACGGTTAGCGAAACCGGGCAAGAAAACTGAACACCGCCCGATTCAACGTAATAATGTGGAAAAACTGAAAGCCCGTGCTAAGAAGTCTGGAACACTCGAAGACGCTGCGGCGGTAATCGAAAATATGCAAATAATTTGAGGTAGTCCAATGAGTACGACAAATTTTGACCGCTTCGATCTGGCAACCCAAGGCGATAACGTTCGGGAAGATTTTACCGACGTAATCTACAATATCTCGCCAACGGAAGTACCATTTCAAGCGAACGCAGGGCGCGGCAATGCCGATCAGACCTTGCACGAGTGGCAGATTGACGAGCTTGCCGCCGTTGACACGGGTAACGCCGCGATCGACGGTGCTGACTTCGGTGTGGATTCGTCCGACGAAGCGCAACGCATCGGCAACTTTTGCCAGATTTCCATCAAGTATATCGCGGTTTCTCGCCGGGCAAACATTGTAAACAAGGCAGGCCGCAAGTCTGAATTGTCATACCAGATTGCCAAGAAAGGCAAGGAGCTTCGCCGTGATGTGGAAGCCATTTCAACCTTGAATCAGGCCGCTTTGCAGGGCAATAGCACGACTGCATCGCTAACCGGTTCGTTGGGTGCGTGGCTTCGCACCAACACCGACCGGGGCGCGTTAGGCGCTGATCCTGCGTTGTCTGGTACTACCTTCGGGCAGCCAACCACGGCCGCGACCGACGGCACGCCACGAGCACTCGCGGAAATCGATGTGCTTGCCCTGTTGCGCGATGCGTATATCGCGGGCGGTAACCCGAACATGTTCATGTGCGGGCCTACCGTTAAACAACTGTTTTCCAACTTCATGTTTACCGCCAATGCCCGGATCGCGACTCAGCGTCAAGATCAAGGCCCGGTAAACCGGGGCGGGGTTTCAGTCATTGGTGCCGTCGATGTGTACGTTTCCGACTTTACCGTTATCGATGTGGTTCCGAATCGCTTTCAACGTGAACGCGACTTTTGGATCCTCGATACCGAGTATTGGGAAATTGCGTACCTTGATGGGTACAAAACCGAGGCAATCAGTAAGATTGGCGACGCCGAACGTCGTCATATTCTTGTGGATTGGTGCGTTGCATCGAATAACGAAGCGGCTAGCGCCGTTCTCGCCGATGTGGACGAAACCACCGCGATGATTGCTTAATTTTCATCTACGCGAAGGCAATCGGGGCGGCTCGCCGCCCCGGTTCAATCTCGCAGGAGTTAACAAACAGTGTCATTTATTCGAATACGGCAACTTGACGAACGGGTTGCAACAAGTGGGCTTTTCATGGGCGGCGGTAAGGAACGCCGTAAACTGGAACCGGGCGAAATCGTCGAGGTTCCAGACGATGAAGTGATGCTTGACGGCGACAATTTAATGCAGGCGTTATGGGCTGGCGGAATGATCGATATCCTACCGGAAACCGCAATACCGACCCGGCCGCTTGATTATCTAGACCGCCGCGAAGCGAAGCTTTGCTCACCCACGTATAAACCGAATGGCCCTGACGAACTCGCAACCCAAGATAAGGCACTCGCTAAAGTTAATGCGAGACTGTTTAATGATACGTCAGCTTCGCTACCGTTTGAAGGTGGATCGCCCGAAGAAGACGTACCCGACGAAGTTGTAACAGCACCGCTACCGGCACCGGTTAAAACGCCGGGCGGTCGTGTACGTCGTCGGGGCGCACCGCAGGCGGCACAGCATGGGGCAGAAGCTACTACTTGATTACTCACCGACGGGTGTACAGCACTCGATCGAGACTGACGAAGATGGTTTTTATGCGGTAGAGCACACGCCTACGGTCGTCGAGGATGAAATTCTCGACGAGTGCTCAAAAATCCGCAGCCTGCACCAACGTAAGGGCGCTTTCCAGCTAGCCGCGAAAGTGCCTATTCTGACGCATACCATGTGGAAACAGGAGTGGCGCGCCAAGCACCGCGACAAATGGACATGGCCGACCTTCCTTTCGATGAAACTCAATAGCCGCGAATTTTGTAACCTGCGCGTCGGCCACAAACGCAGCGGGGCAATGAAGCTATGACGAGTCGCGCACAGTTACAAACCAGTGTCGACGCGTGGCTTGCCCGCGACGATGTAGCCGTATCCGGCCCCGACTTCGATCAGATTCTATTGATCGCCGAGTCGCAGATATCAATGGCCTACCGGTTCGCCATACAGGAAACGGCCACCGATCTAGTCTTCACCGGGCAGTCTATCGACCTACCGGCGGACTATCTCGAACCGCGAAACCCGTTCATTGACGACAGCATTCGGAAATTCGAATTCAAACTCCCGCACGTGCTGCGGCAATCCGCCGGATGGTCAACCGGTCGAGTCGGGCAGGCGTACACGCTCGAAGGCAGCGAAACGGCCGTTTCCCCGGATGACCGCGTACAGATGACGATCGCAGGCCCGGCCACGGCCGCCGATCCGCTAACGATCAAGATTTACTACTACGCTCGGCTCGCGGCCTTGGTCAATGGCATCGATACAAATTGGGTGATCATCAATCATTTCGACGTGTACCTGTACGAGACACTTCGCACGGCCGCCGAGTATATTCATGAAATGGAACTTGAAGCCAAGTATGCCGCAAACGTCAAGATCAACCGTGATCAATTCAGCAAGCACGAGAACCGCAAGCGATACGGTGCCATGGCGAAACAGGCGTACGGCAACCCGAGGACAGTGGTATGACCGAGCCGGTAACAGTGAAATTCGGCGAGTGGTTGCCCGATCTGCCCGAGAGTGATAACCCCGGCGCGCTGATCGCGCTCAATGTCATTCCGCAGGCATTAAGTTACCGCAGTCTGAATTCGTTGCAGACCTTTACCGACGCGTTGGACGGCCCCGCCACCGGTTCGTTTTGGGCACAGGATTCGAACAGCATTATATTCAATTTCGCGGGCGATGAACTCAAGCTGTACGGCCTCGCGTCGGGCGTCGCGTGGGATGATCTGAGCGGCCCGACGGCCCCGTACGACGCCCCGGATCAATGGGAGTTTGAAAAGTTCGGCGAAACGATCCTCGCGACCAATGGCAACGACGTAATGCAAAAGCTCGAAATGAATGTCGACGCGACATTCATCGACCAACCCGGCACGCCACCGGTCGCAACGCGCATGGCCGTCGTTCGCGATTTCGTCATGCTCGGCGACATACAAACCGGCGTCGGTGCCGGGCCATCGAATATTCAGTGGAGTGGCTTTAACAATTCCGAATTATGGGTGCCGAGCATCGCGACACAATCCGACTTCCAATCACTGTTCGGTCGAGGCGGTCGCGTGCAAAAGATCGTGCCCGGCGAGTACGGCGTGATCTTCATGGAGCAATCTATATTCCGGGCGGATTACGTCGGCCCGGCCCCGATCTTTCAGCTAGACGAGGTTGAACGCAAGCGCGGCACCCCGGCACCGAATAGCGTGTGCTGGTCAGGTACAGACGTGTATTACTACGGTTGGGACGGTTTCTACCATTTCGACGGGTCGAAGTCGACGCAGATCAGCGCCAACCGGGTAGCACTTTGGTTCGAGCGCGAGGCCGACGGTGGTGTACTTGCATCAATGCGTGGCGTCGTCGATCGACTTAATCGGCTCGTTATCTGGGCGTTTAAATCGTCTGGCTCGTCGGCGCAGAATGACCGCCTGATTATATACAATTGGGCGGCCGATAAATGGTCGCACGCCGAGATTGACACACAGCTAATCGACGAATACACGGCTCCGGGTTTCACCCTCGATGAGCTTGACGTGCCGTTGCCGGGCGGCATTGATACCGACTCGATACCGGTTGACTCCGATGTTTTTAAAGGTGGTAACGTCAACTTACTGGCGTTCACTAGCGCGAACATAGCCGCCACGTTCGACGGCGTTGCCTTGGCCGCGACCATCGACACCAAGGAAATCAGCGGGCCGAATCAAAACCGGATTTTCTGCAACGGCGTTCGGCCATTAGTCGAGGCGAGTGGCGGGAGCACAATTACTTTGCAAGTTGGGAAGCGTAACCGCCTGCAAGATAACCCGACCTTCACGCTCGCCAAGGGCGTGAACGGTATCAACGGCATGGTCAACATACGCGAGAATTCACGATATCAACGTTACCGGCTCAATATTACGGGCGGGTTTCTACACGGCAATGGCGTTAAGGCCAACATACGCGAAGCGGGGAAACGATAATGTCAGGCGGTGGTTTTGGTGGGTCGTTAAATCAAATGTTTCAGCAGGCGCAACAGAGTTTGCCGCCAAATATGCAGCCGCAAACGCAGCCGCAACCGAGTATGCAACAGCAACCCGGCGGCTTGGGCGGCGGCATGATGCGAGGCGGTCGAGGTTACGGCGGCGGCCGCGCATGGCCGGGTCAAGGCTACGGCGGTATGCCGGGGCGATACGGGTATGGGCAAGGCGGTGGAATGCGCGGCGGTTACGGTCGAGGGATGGGCGGCGGCGGCCGCTACGGTATGCAGCAAGGCAACCCGTACGGTAACCAGTACGGCCCCGGCTCGTACAGTTCACCCGGCGCGATGGGTTACGGTGGCGGCTACGGTATGCAACAGCAAAACCCGTGGCAGCAACAACCGCAAATGCAATACGGCGGTAACCAGATGGCGCAAATGTTAAGCGGCGTTCCGATGGGCGGATACCAGCAACCACAGTACCAAGCACCCGAGACATTCCAAACGCAACAGGCACGAATCGCGCCGCCATGGACGCCGAAGAAAAAGAAGAAAAATGACGATCAGCGCGGTGGTGGCAGCGGCGGCCCCAGTGGCGGTGGCGGTGGTTCCGGCGCAGGCGGTCAAGGTGCATCCGGCGGCGGTGGCAGCGGCCATGGCGGCGCAGGCGGTAGCGGCGGCCCCGGCGGTTATTGATGAATGCAACCGCCGAAAAGATGGCTCTGCGCATTGGTGGCGTCCCGTCTAATATGATTATGGATATGTGGCCGGGCGTCGAACCCGTACTAGCGCGTGTGGTCAAGCCGGATACCGGTTACACCCTGCAAAGCGTGTTGAATGCCTTGCAGTTGGCTAAAATGCAGCTATGGGTAGTCAATGACTTTCAGGGCGTCATCGTGACGCAGATCGAAGACCGCCCGGCGCAGCGCATCTTACACACGCTGTTTTTAGCGGGCGATAATATGCCAGAATGGATCGATGGATGGTGCGAAATACAGGACGAATACGCGCGGCACAATGGTTGTGCAGCGATTGAATTTAACGGGCGTAAAGGCTGGAACAAACTCGGGGAATCAAAACCCGAGTGGAAGGCAATACGCACAGTTTTCCGACGGGAGTTAGAGTAATGAGTGGCGGCGGCGGCGATACGACTACAACGAGTGAACCTTGGAGCGGGCAAAAACCCTACCTGCAAGATTTAATGATGCAGGCGCAAAACCTGTTTCAATCCGGGCAAGGTCAGAACTACTTTCCCGGTCAACAGGTAGCCGGATTCAGCCCGCAGACCGAATACGGACTTGGGCAAATGACGAATCAGGGCCAGTACGGCACGGGCGTCGAGGGTGGGATGCAAAATTTCATCAATCAGTCAACGATGAATCCTATGGGTATGGCTGGCGTCGGTTCCGACATGCCGGGGCAGAATCCCTACCTCGATCAAATGTTCGGAACCGTGGCGCAGCGTGCGGGCGAAGCCTTTCAGGAACAGACCATGCCGGGCATCAATGCGACCTTCGGCGGGGCCGGTCGAACCGGCGGGGGGATACACCAGCAAGTCGTCGGCAATGCGGTCGATGATTTCCAGCAAAACATGCTTCAACAGGGCGCGGACATTTACGGCACCGATTACACCAACGCCATGAATCGCGACGTTGAACGGCGCGGCCTTGCGGGTGATATTGGTTTCCGGGGTGCGAGCTTAGCACCGGGCTTCCAAGGAATGCAGGGTGTAAACATCGACCAGATGATGCGCGCGGGAGCACTGCAAGAAGATCAGGGGCAACGCCTGATCGATGCCGAAATGAACAAATGGAATTTCAACCAGCAAGCGCCGTGGCAAACACTCGGCCAGTACGGCGGTATGATTAACGGTATGCCGAGCTTTGCCAATCAATCAACCGAAGGCGGCGGCAACTCGCGTGTGCAAGGCGCGATCGGCGGCGGCTTGGCCGGGTCAGCCTTTGGCCCATGGGGTGCCGGAATTGGTGCCGGACTCGGATTTTTCGCGTAGAGAGATATAATGCCAACACCACAAGGAACAATTACAGACCCGTATTCGATTAGCGGGATTTTCACCGATCCGGCGCAAGCGAATTCACTCGCCGCGAATCCGATGTTTAATATGGGTATGGGCGTGCTGCAATCGGCGTACGATCCGCGTGTCAACCCGTTCGGTGCGGCCATGGGCGGCTTGCAGCAAGCGGGCGAACAGGGCCGCGTACAAGCAACGGAAAGTCGCGACGACCAATTGCGCGCAGCACTCGCCAAGTTTTTCGCCCGGCAAGGCGGCGTACCACCGGGTATGCCCGGCCCTGATCGAGCGGCGCAGTTCGGCCAGATGCCCGGCGGCGCACCAACCGCGCCCGGCCAACCGGAGCCGGGGCGCGATTACTATTCATACGGTTGGGGTGACATACTTAACTCAGGTACATAATCATGCCAGTTGAAGGACTTTTAGGATCACCGCAAGTCGACGACCCGGAACTCGCCGCGATGGCGCACATGCAGCAGATGAATCAGCAGCAAGGGTTACCCATGGGTTTGATGGCCCCGCCGTTGCAACAAGCGGGCGCGCAACAAGAAGGGTATCTCGATCAGGAAAGCATCAAGGAAATTTACGGCCTGTTGGCGCAAGGCAACGACCCGAGCGGCGCCGGTTCGGGCTACGTGGGCGCGATGCAACGCCAGCAAATCGCCGATCGGCAAAACAAGCCGATGGCGCAATGGCTGGAATTGTACGGCAACATTAACCCGTACGATTTTACGGTGGACTCACTGCAAAAGTTTCACGATAACACGGTCGCCACCGGGCAGATTAAATTCGACTTGCTCGTGCGTCACGACCCGCTATCGCAAAAAGAGCAAGGCTACTTAAACGATGCGATTCAGAAAGCGCAAAAATCCGAAATATCGCTCGGGCGCATGTCGAACCTTGCCGATCGATTCCAGAAAGAAGCACCGAACATGCGCGCCGGTATCGTCGGTCGAATGGATGAATGGATGACGAGCATAGTCGGTTCGGAAGGCGACGTACAAGCC